GTTATTCTTTCAATTAAATCTCCTAGTTTCATAATCTGTTATAATAGTTTATCTTTTAGTTTATCTTTAACCGCATTGTAAGTATTGTAAAGAGAATAGTAACCTATCTTTGTATCTCTACTTAATTCTGCAATACTTTTACCTTTAGCAACTAATTCAAATACTTTTTTATCGTACCAGAAAACATCATCTACTGCATTCAAGTAACTGTTTAAAAACTTCTCGTATTGCTCCTCATATTCCAATGGGTCTATTTCTTCAAATTGTTTGTCAATATCATCCAATGATACTTTTTTAATCTTTGAACTAGCACGTAGGTACTGTACATAAATACCTCTTAACTGTTTGAATACATAGTAATAATTTACTTGTTCTCCATACCAAATATTCTTACCTTCTCTTTCGTATCTTATAAGGTAAATGTACATCTCTTGCACAATATCTTCTGATATACTTTCTGGACATCCAAAAGACTTTACTATGTTTACCCAAGTCTTGTGTTTCTTGTATGCTAATTCAATTAATTTTGACATAAATTTAAAATGGTATTTCTATATGTTTAGGTTTTTGCACTACATAATCTTTTAAAGGGTCGTAGATGTTTCCAACTACAAATGGCAATCCGTATTTGTTTACGCTAAAATCAAAGTTATCAAACGAATAACCTCTACTCAATTTACACATAACAGTTATATTTTCTTTGTGTACTGAATTAGGCTCTAGTGCTATTGCAGTTTCACATTTCTTGTAAAGGAAACTCCCTAAATGTCCAGTAGCCTTATCACTTCCGTAATTAGAATGAATTACTGTTATTATATGGCAATCATATCTTGCACTCCATTCCATTATCTTTTGTACACATAAATTTGATTCTTCTAAATTATTTACATCACTAACTAAATCTGCAATTCCATCTATGACCACCAATCCATTATTACCTTTATTATTTTCTAAAGTCCATTCTATAAATTTTAGTCTTTGCTTATAGTTAATAGTTCTTAAAGCATAGGTTATATAACATCCTAAATCTTTTAATCCTGCCATATCCTCAACCCTTTTAAAAACTCTTTGACTATGCCAATGACCTTGCTCTGTATCAAAGTGCATTAAACATCTTCCATTTCTATTCCCTCGTATATCTCCCCCATAATTATTTTTGCCACTTAAATAAACACTAGCTAAAAGTGATATAAAGAAAGTCTTTTTGGTCTTTGGTGGTGCTTGTACAAAAGAAAAGTTTCCATAAGTTCCAATAGGTATTGGTATCTTTAAATCTCCATCTTTTGTTGATATTATCTTTTCTCCTAAACTTAAAGCAGTTGGTGGATATTCAACTAAATCTTCTGTGGTTATCCTACACTCCTCTGCAATTAGTTCCATTTCCATTTGTTCTATTGTCTGTTCTTCTGTCATCTTGTTTTAATTTTTCCAAATATATAAAAAAAGCTATGCTTTTATATAAAAAAAAGGGTAGCGATTAAACTACCCTCTTTAATTTAAAAAGGAAAATCAGAAGATACTGTTGCAGCAGCAACCTCTTCTTTAACCTCTTTCTCTGCATTTACAATAGTTCCATTGTTCCAAACCACCTTGCCATTTCCTAAATATGCTTTAGGCTTTTTCTCTTGGTTTTCTTCTTTGGTTTGAGAAACATAAACCGTTGCATTGTTTCCGAATCTAGTTTCATCGTTAACTGACATAGTCAAGTTCACATAAACTGCTCCATCTTTCCCTGCAACAAATTTCTCTTTTGGTAACTTGTCCACTCTTAAACTGTAATTGATAATTGCACTCATAATAATTCTATTTTAATTTAGGTTAATATACTTATTTTCTTTTAAATGATTCTGATTCATCTTCACTAAAAACTCCAAGTTCGTAAAAACCAGTAAGTTTTAAAATTGCTCTTGACATTGCACGTTTTTCTGCCATTTCAGCTACATACCAGCTATTAGTGTTACCATCTTTAAATGTATCTCCTTTTAACGCAGAACCAAAAGTTTGTATCATTGTTCCATCCTTTTGCGCTTTAGCTTTAAATACTGCATAATTAGGTTCACATCTTATTACTTCATAATCTACATAGATTTGTTCTTTAGCTTGTATTTTGTCAATACCTTGTCTAGTGATAATTGTATAATGCTGGTGCTTATATACATCTTCTGGATTAAGTTCGTACTTTAAATAAAGTTCTTTTAATTTGTCTGTTTTCATTTTATTAAATTTAATTGTGTTAATTTTTCTTCTAATTTATTTTCCCAATAATTTATAGTATCAAACAATATTGGGTTACTATTTTTTAAATACACTTGCTTTAATTGTTGCAAATGTAATAAAATACTTTTAGGATTTTGTAATTTTTTATTTTTTAAATATATTCTCTTTCTTAAAGTTAAAACATCTTCCATTATTTCATTTTTAATATTTCAACTTGTCCTTCTAAATACTCAACTCTATTTTCTAATGCTTTAATTCTTGCATTTAAGTAATCTACCAAACCTTCTGTTGGTGTATTCTTTATTCTTAAAATATCTTCTGTATGTGTCATTCTTCTATTTTTACTGATAATGTTAAATAATTTCTTGTTCCTATCTCTGGTATTCTTAACTGATAATTAATAGTTACATCTGTTAAGTTATGGTCTTGTTCTGTGTGATACTCAATTTGCAATCTTAATTTTTCCCACGCTTCTTTACTAATTCTCATAAAATAAATCATAAGGGCTTTCTACTCCAGTAAAGAACTTTAAATCTACCCAAACACCATATTTCATATCCCTTATCCATTCAATAGTTTCTAGTTCATTACATACATTAGCCACTAAAGTTGGATAAGTAAGGTTGTTCATTTCTAGCTTATCGCTATACTCTTTTTTTAGTCTGTCAATTAATCTCATAATATTTTGTTTTAAATTATGTAGCAAATTTATAAATAAAAAAGTTAATAAAAAAATATATTTACAATTATTTTTAAAAAAAGATAAAAAAAATAGCCACCTAATTAAAGATGGCTACTTAAAACAAGACAAATGAGAATTAAAGACAGAACATAGTTACTTAATCTTCATAAAAAATATAATACAAATATAAAACTTATTTTAATATAAAAATAGTCTATATTAATAAGTTATTAACCTTTTTTGTGTATAAATCAATCATATCTAAAAGTTCGTTATCTGTAAACTTTTGAATCTTTCTTGATTTAACAAGTAATTGTTCTGACAAATCAGTTCCTAAATATTTAGAAAATAAGTATTGCTCTCCGTATCTAAATACATTACATCCTGAACATTGTACTTGCACATTATCTTCATCCCATCTAGTTGCATAATGTTTACGAGATATAAAATGACCAGCTTGTTGCTTTTTCCAATGGTCTTGTTTACCACAAGTAACACATTCAGACATTTCATTTTTAGAATATCTCAATCTTATATACTTACTAAATATATTATCTAGTTTAGTTATAATTGTTTTTCTTGCAGGTTTTTTTGCCATTGAATATATTTCAGATATCTTATATATTATTTTTTATATTTATATATAATTATTTATTTATATTTTTATATGTTTTTATTAATATATATATTTTTAATATTACTTATTGTAATAATAAATTGCAAAGTTATATATATTTTTTTTAAAAAACAATAGAAAATCAAAAAACTTTTATAAGTATTTAAAAATTAAACAAATTTAACTAATATGTTTAAAATTAAACAAATGTATTATTATATTATAATTGTTTGTATATTTGCTTAAACTTAAAAAAATATGAAAGCAACAATTAAAAACAGTAGTAAGAATAAATCAAAATACGATAATGTTTATTTTGACTTTACAATTAACGGACATCTATTTGAAAATGTAGAACGTTCAGAAGTTAGACATCTGATTGAGATATTAGATAATGGAATAGGTGTTTAAGTAAATCTACCTATTAAGAATCCAAACCCAAATAATATTGGACATAGTAAAATTAACCAAAGAGGTGTTCTATAACGAATTACCTCTTTTTCTTTTATAACTATATTTTTATCTAACTTACTTTTATATTCTTTTTCCCAAATCTCTTTATAAGCGTTTAAATCAATTTCAGCAGTTATAACGTTGTTTTTGCCCTGTAGCGATACTTTACCTTGCTTTGTAGATATAAGTTGCTTAAAAGGCTTTAAATTGCCTAAACTATCACAAGGCTGTTCAATAGTTAATGTATCTGTAAATCTTTCAACTAAAATTTCTGTTTTAGTTTTTATTATTGTATCATTCACAACCCTATCTTTATATTCAGTAATTGTTTTTTTAGAACTACAACCAAATAATAAAAGTAATATAAATAGTTTTTTCATTACCAACGTGCCTTTTTGCCTCTAAAGTCTATATGTAAGAATGTAGGATAATCACTTAACCCCCCTTGTGGCAATTTACCTTCATCTTGTAGTTTTTCAACCTCTTTAAACACTTCCTTTGGAGTCATTCCACTTACTACAATATCAGCAGCTAAACCTAGCAAATGAATGCTTTTTGGTTTGCCTCCTATCTTTTTATTGTGAGATGGACTCCTATAACCACTATTTATTTTAATAGACTTGCTTAAATGGTCTCTTAATATCTGTAAATAATTAGCTAACTTTTTAACATTCTCTAAAACATCACTAGGCATTTCAGCACCATCCTTTGAATCAAATTCTGATTTACTAAAATTATTTGTCAGCTTCATCTTTTTTGCTTTTCATTTCAATTATCTTTAAAACTGTATAAATAATAGAAACACATAGTAATAGTATTTTCAATGCTCGTTCAACGTTTGTAAAAGAAACCACCATTGCGGAAGCGTTTAGTGTGTAAAGTCTTATGTCATCTAGGCTCATTTTTTTGTGTTGTAAAGTCGTTCTACAATATCTGTAACTCCTTGCAAAGAGATATAAGCGGTTGCAACGACAACCCAATCATTACTTTCTAAACTCCCGCTGAATAAACCAGCGGAAGCTATAAAAAATACAATTAGTTTACGTGAAACCCACTTTGATAAAAATAAATCTATCTTCTCTTTTCTACTCATTACACCCCGTAAAATGAATGTTTAGGATTCTTAACTTCTATCTCATTTTCAAAAGGTATTTCATTGTCTGTTAAAACATCATAATGATACCCATCTGCGTAAATTGGTGCAGTTAATTCGTTGAAGTCTTCATCATAAGTTCCATCTTCTAAAACGATTAAACCTAATTCAACGATTGCGTGAACTCCATCAGCATAAGTTAATACAGTTTCATTATCTTCGTTTTCAATTTCTACATAAGCACCTTTTGCTAATAAATCAGCGATTGCAGTTTCTTTGTTTTCGTATTTTAGTTTATATACTTTCATTTTATTTAATTTTATAAAGTTGTTAATGCTTGTAATTCTGCATCTGTTAATGCTGTATTGTAAAGTTTTGCTTCTTTTATGTTACCACTCCAACCTAAACTACCTCTTAAATCAAAAGATAAATTATCTAATCCACTAAAAACTGCTTGAGTAGGTGTTAAGTATAAACTTTTAGCAACTCCATCAATAAATAATTTATAGCCATTTAATTTATATAAAACTGCTATTTTATGGTTTTCAGTAAAATCTATATTTTCGTTAAAATGAATATCAGCAGTAGCACTACCATTTACATAAATTCTTAAATAACCATTATTTCTATGTTGTAACACTAATGAATTATTGAAACTTGCTTCTCCGTTTTTTGATAATTGAATATATCCACTATCACTTGGTACATCTATAAACCCTTTTGTTTCAACATACAATACACCCTCTGTTGAATTTATTACTTGTGAATTACCAGCACCATTACAAGCATCTGCCACCCTAGTAACTTGACTACCTTGTGTTGGTATGTAGGATGTAGCGTAGCTGCCTGCTTCTACTTGCGCTCCCCAAATGTAAACACCAGAATTTCCGTCTCCTTGATAAGAAAAAGGGTTAGTAATATTTAATCTATTAATATTAAAAAGTATAAGTTGATTTCTTGTTGTTGATGATGTTGCAGTTATAGTGCAATAGTAATAATCGCCTATTTTTTCAATAGTGGATGAACTAATTGATGATAAAACTACTCCATTTACCAAATCAAAAGTAGTATTTATCGGTAATTCCCCAAAATTACCTGCTGTAACTGTTATGTTATTTGCACCATTATTTTTTGCAAAAAAAGAAACACTATAAGAAGAATCTGAAACAACATTGACACCACTTCCTAAATATACTCTGTGAGTGTTTAATGTTAAATCTTCTGTTATTAAATCAGCAGTTAAATCTCCTTTTGGACTTATTGTTGAATTAGATGTTACTGTAACATTATTTTTAACGTAAATACTAAAATCTTCCGAATGAGTAAATAAATTCCTTCTTTCAGGCTCTAACAATAAACTTGGACAACCACTAACAACACCATCAATCATTGGATAGTTTAGTCTTTGAACGTTGGTTAAAACCTCCTCTATTAAACCTTCTGAATTTACTCTTGTAGCTGCTCCTGCTCTTGAAAATGTGAAATCTCCAGTTCCATCTGTTGGTAATACACTATATACTTTTGATGCTTTTACTCCGCTTGGAATTAATGCTAATTTTGGAATTGTACTCATATCTTATTTCGTTAATTAAATTTTCTTGTTTCTTCCATTAAACACATACTATTTTCAAAAGTTCCACCATCTGCGATTACTCTATCTTTATAAGAATAGTAAGTATTGCTTAATGAATCTAATAAGTAAGATATACCCCAAGATATTGCGTTGTAAACACCTTTACCCCACCAACTAACTCTGTAAATTTCATTTGCCATTTTTATCTTTGTTTTCTGTTTTTTCTAAAAAGATTTGTAATTTTACCAAATTGGTAACTTTTGGTTTATAATTAGAGTACCCAGCCATTAAATAAATCGTTTTTATCTGGATATACATCCTCGTTATTATTAGTTTGATACTCTGGAAATAAACTTGTGTTAAATGACATATAATCTATAAATCTTCTAGTATAATATTCCGCAAAGTTTCTTGACTTGTTTACTAAATAATCAACTTCTTCTTTTGATACACTTTCTGAATTTTCAGATGTATGTTTGCTTATTCCACCATTCTTAATCTGATACGCTGCAAATGGTAAATACTGCATCATAGCGTAATGAATTAACATAGGTTGTACATAATCTTCAACTAAAGATAAATAGTTTCCAGACAAAGTTCCTGCTACAATATCTGCACTTATTTTGTTGTATAAATCAGTACCTAAATAGTTTTGGATATCGATTTGTTGTGCTATCTTAATAAATTGCAATAGCTTATCTGTATCTACATTACCATCTAAAATGGTATTCTTAACTAAATCTGTTCTTGAAATGAATAATGCTGTTGCCATATTATATTACTTTATTTACAAATCCACTATTAGGCATATCAGTTGGTCGCATTGCAACTTCTTTTGCATTTACTTCTGGTTTAAAACCATCCTTTATAGCTTGATTTACACTTACTTCCGCGTTAGGGTTTCCAATACTAGGTTTTATATTAACACCTTTAGCCATATAAGTTTTACGCATCCAAAAATGATGACAAGAACCTCCGCCTTTATATAACCAAATATCGTAAGTATCAGCACCATTTAAACCCCAACCAGCGTTTACTGCTCTTTGGCTCATTGATTGTATATCCTCTTTACGATATATTTTTTTAGCTGCTACCATTTTTTTGCAGAAATCTCTTGATTCTGTTTTTGTACCCTCATCATTTTTATTAATCGTTAAAGGTGCATATTGGTATCTTACTTTAAACTGAACCCCCTCTTTGTTTGTGCCATCTTGCTCACTATTAGCATTTGGTCTTGCAGTTCCAGTTGTAGCAAAGTTCCATATTTTAGATAGTAAACTTTGTTTTTTAGAGTTTAATTCTTTTATTTGATTATCCAATTCATCTTCTAAATCGTAATCAACTTTTCTTTCATCAATCAATTCCCATTCAGTCAAATCCTCATCTTCTCCAAATTCTTCTAAAGCAGATAAATTAACTTGACTACTCATCTTAACACCAGTTTCTTCTTCTCTAGTTTCAGAATCAACTACATTATCCAACTCTGTAAACTCTAGTGGCTGTAAGGTCTTAAAATATAGATTTAAACTAATATCATTAAAAGCTAGTATTTCATCAAAAGCATTGATTAAAAGTGTCTGAAATGGTCTTATAACGGTGTTATCCATTAATATAGATGCAGTCTTTAACTCATCCGCATTATTACCCAATCCACTTGAATCTTTTACACCTAAAAGCATAGGAGATACAACTCTGTGAGCGACCATAATTTTACGCATACTTTCATCAGATAAAAACTGATATTGATTATGCGCATCACTTAATTGAATAGGCTCTATTGTAGCAGCAGTTGCAGCATCATCGTTAAAAGATAAAATGAACTTTCCACTATTAGAACTTCCACTAAACTTTTGATAAATTCTATTTTCTATTAATTGTCTTTGCTCTGGGTCTGGAGTTCCGTTATTAAAGTTAATTAACATACTTGGCGCAAGACCATTCATAATGTTATTTAAATGATAGTTAGAAATCTCCTCCTCTAATTCTGCATATTGCAAACCACCTTGATAATCAACTGGAGAATAATATTTAAATCCAGCTTTATAAGGTTTAATGTAATATATCTGAATAGGTGCATTACCATAACCAAACGCTTCTATTCTTACAAGTTTGTCGTTCTTTTTATAATTAGACCAATCTGGATGCATATAATATGCTTCAATTTCTCCTTTTTCATTACACTTTTCAGCACGTAAAGTTTCAACTGGTATATGCTCAACTCTTGCAATACTTTTTCTGTCTTTGGAATAGATAACTTGCATAGCACAATTACCCATTAACTTTAAATCAGATGATAATCTTCTTACACAATCATCGTGAAATAAGGTAATCATTTTAGCATAAGCCTCTGGCTTTCTTGCAGAATCAGTTGCATCTAATCCTTTTCCAAATATCATTTCAGACATACCATTGATAATAGCGTTATTTGTAGCACTACCATTATATCTGTCAATTAGAAACTGAAAATAATTGTTATCATCTCCATAAGCAACAAAGTTATCTGTTTTTGTTTCAGTAATCTTTGGACTTGTGTATGTAGATAAATTTAAAACTCTTAATTCGTTCATATTATAAAATTATAAAATCGTTGTTACCAGATTTACTTACATATTCATCCTTATTTACAGAATAGTAATTGTTTGTATCTTGGTCTATTGTTTGGTCTGTACAAAATATTTTATCTAAATAGATAATATCACTACCAGATAAAATTGTTAAATCGTAAAAATGCCCCTCTACTAAACTAAAAGCATAAGAAATAACCATATAATCTTTATCTGTTGTAGTAGATACAGTTGCTGTTGTAACCTCGTTTGTACTGTCATCTCTTAACTTTAAAGTAACAGTTGAAACGTATTCTCTAGGAATTATTTTTAAGGTTTGGTCACTAGTAGATGTCGTTAATACTTTCATACTTATATATAGTCAATACTTTTATTTTTTGTATATAAAAAAAAGGGTATGAATTAACATACCCCTTTAAAACCAATTCAGAAAAAGAATTATGCAGTTGGGTCTATCTGTGTAGCAGATACATCAGCAGTAATAACCGCAGGAGTTACAAAATAAGGAGGTGCAGTTTCTTGAGCAACAATTGTCAAAGAATATCCACTTAAATCTCCCATAGCAGCACCAGTAGCAATTGAACCACCAGTTACTTCTGCTCCGTGTTCCAAACCTACTAAAAAGTAGTTCCCATTGTAATCTTCAATAGCAACGTGAGGTCTTGCGTGAGTTATTAATTTCAACTGTTCTTGAGTTGCCTTATCTTGGAAAGTTAAAGACATTGTAACTGTACTTTCATAAAAAGTAGTTCCGTTTTCTCTTGAAGAGTTAATTGCGGTTTCTAAAGATGAAGCACCTTTTACTTCAAATTTAAACCAATCTGGAGTTCCTGCAAAAGCAGTAATTTCTCCAGCAACGATTGTAGCAGCACCTAAATCTCCATAGTCAGCAAAGAAAATATTCTTAATACCACCTACTGCTGATTTACAAGGTACTTTTCTACCAGATGTTAATGAACAAGCCATAGTTATATATTTTTTTTAAATAAAAAAGGGTAGGCTATTTTACCCACCCTTTTAAATGATTAATAATTAATGATTAAGAATAAAATACGATATCAGAACCGAATACGTGTTGAACACCAGCAGTAAATCTCATAACTACTCTTACATTTTGTGAACCATCGATATCTGACATATCAATTACTTTCACTTCGTTTTGGTCGCTTAAGATACCAGTTCCAAAATATAAGTTAGATTTTTGAGCTAAAATCATTTTGTTAGATGCCAATCCTTTTGCTACGAAAATGTTAATTCCTTCAAAAGATAATCCACCACCATTGTACCATTGTGTTCCTTTGTTGTCAACACCATTAGCACCGATTGTAGCAGCAAATCCACCTAAAGCACGAATGTACGCTTGAGCAACATTTTGAGAAACATAAAGAGTTAAATCTTCTTGTCCTAAAATTGCAGGAGCATTAGCAACGGCTGAATCAACAACTTTACCCATTTCAGCAATTACATTTGCAGAAGTTACAGTAGTTCCTACAACATCGTTTACAGTAGCATCAGCAGTCAATTTTACAGTAAATCCATCAAATTGTCCACTTGTAGCGGTTGAACCAGCCCAGATGTTTTTCTCTGTTCTATCAGCAACTTTAGAAGCTACGTGAGCAATAACGAATTCAGCAAAACTTGGTGCTAAATTATCAAATGCAGAATAACCCATTTGAGCAGCTTCCCAAGATGCGTGTAAGTCTTTTTTACATAACTGTAAGTTTACTTGAAATTCTTCTGGAATTAAGATAGCTTCTGTTAATGTTAAAGTACCAGCATCAGTTACGAAATCACAAGATGCATCTTTTACGATATCATCAGTTGCTCCTTTTTGAATAACACTTTTAAATTTTACGTTTGGCAAGATTGAAATTGCCCCAGCATCTAAAGTAGAAGCTGATAATAATGCAGCAGCGATATACTTACCGCTAAATTCACCTGCATAAGTTGTAGTTAAAGATACACTCATTTTTTTTGATTTTTAATTTTAGTTATTATAATTTGTTTAGTTTTCCCATTACTCTATCCATAGTAGATTGAGGTCTTTTAGAAGCTATATTAAATTTTACTTCTGTTTTTTGTAATTGAGCATTTGTGTTAATTGGCTCAACTGCTGGTTGTGATAATTCAGCTAAAACTTCTTTTGGTAATTGAGAAGATAATTCTTCTTTTACTTCAGATGGTTCTTCTTCTTTTTTAGGCTCTAACATTGCTCTGATTTCTTCAATCATAGATTTAACCTCTGCAAGTTCTTCTTTAGTAGCGTAACCCATTTCCTCTTTTTCTTCTTCTTTAGCTTCTACTTCAACCTCAACTTCTGGTGCTTCTTCGCTTTCCGTTGATTTAATCTCATTGATTAAACCTTCTTCTTCGATTACTACAACCATTCCGTTTTCTAAAATGTATTCGCCAATTGGTAATGCAATTCTTTCATCTTCTGTTACAATGAAGATTTCATTTCCAGCTTCAAACTTCTCTGCTTCTAAAACAGTTCCGTTTTCTAGTTTCATTTGCTCAAGTCTTACTTCCATTCCTAAAAGTGTTTTAACTTGATTTAATAATTCATTTGATTTCATATTTATATATAGTGTTTAATTAATTAATTTGCATTTTCAGTAGTAGTTGATGTTTGTCCTATTCCTTGTGCGTGTAAACTTCCATCGCAACATTTAGTTGAATAGGTATTGTTTTTACACAAACAACCTCTTTTACTACCTTTCGGACTTGTTAAACTTGGTGTTGAATTATTTCTTTTCATTTACCTTGACCTTTATATGGTTTCTTATAATTAGCACTTGATTTAGATACAGATGTTTTGCTTTTAGCGTGAACACCTTTCCTACTTACAGTTGGTTTCT